GTGGAGGAGTGGTGGCAGGCCAAGCCGGCTGCTGTGCCTGGAACCTTCGCTTTGAAGATTGGCGTTTCCGATGCGGGTATCAGTGAGCAGACGTATGCCGAGTTGTCGGCGCTGATTGATGACGCTCGGCCGGTCAGTCGGCATATGACGGGGTTGGTGATAAGTCTGGAAACCCGCGGCGCACTGTATGTGGGCTGCGCCCTGCAGGACGGCGACGAGCTGGATGTCTACCCGCCTGCCTCATCGATTATTGCGGTCACAGGCGCTATAGGTCGTGGTGGCCGCGAACACACAATAGATACCTTGGACATTGCATATGGCTGACCAGAATTCACAGTATTACGCGATCCTGACCAATGTGGGCGCGGCAAAGCAGGCCAACGCGGATGCCTTGGGCATCCCGTGGAAGATTACCCAGATGGGCATTGGCGATGCCGGCGGCGCCGAGCCGACGCCAAATGCAACGCAACGTGCGCTAATCAATGAGTGGCGCCGCGCGCCACTCAATCAACTCAAGGTCGACGACAAAGACGCCTCTATCATCGTGGCTGAGCAGGTTATTCCGGCTGATAGCGGTGGGCGCTGGATTCGTGAGATCGGCCTGTATGACGCTGACGGCGACCTTGTGGCGATCGCCAACTGCCCGCCGACCTATAAGCCTTTGCTGACTCAGGGGTCGGGCCGAACGCAAGTTGTACGTATGAACCTGGTGGTCAGCAGTGCCAGCAATGTGCAGCTCAAGATTGACCCGAGCGTGGTGCTGGCGACCCGTGAGTGGGTAGAGGGCAAACTTGCCGAGCAGGACACAAAGCCATCGGTGCTGGTAGCCACCACGGCCAACATCGCCCTGAGCGGCCTACAGAGCATTGACGGTGTTGCATTGACTGCCGGAGTTCGGGTGCTGGTGAAGAACCAGAATGCGGGCAAGGACAACGGTATCTATGCGGTGGTAGCCGGTGGTGCCTGGAAGCGCAGCGCCGATGCGGATCTGAGCGCAGAGGTCACGCCGGGCCTGATGGTGGCGGTGGAGAAGGGGACAGCCAACGGCGACAGCATTTGGCAACTGGTTACGGACGCGCCGATCACGCTGGGCGTAACGGCGCTTGTTTTTGAAATGCTCGCCGGGCCATCTGGGGTCACCGTAGGTACTTATAAAAGCGTAACCGTTGATAAGTACGGTCGTGTGGTTGCTGGTTCCAATCCGACCACCCTGGCCGGCCATGGGATTGTCGATGCAGTCAAAATAGGTCAATACGGAATAGGTACGCCGCTGCCACTGCCAGCGAGTTCCGACCTGAACACCATGCTGCTCGATGGCGTGTATGCCTATACATCAGGCGAGCCTTTGAAGAACGCGCCCATCCTGGGAGCGAGTCATTTGATTGTTCGCGGAGCCGCTGCCTACCCGCATCAAGAGTTGAAGCGGATTTATCAAAACCGTTTCTTCTACCGGTCTGCCAATAAGACGTTCCCTACTGAGTCTTCTGCTGACTGGGAGTCGTGGGTAGAAATGCTGCACACCGGGAACATGGTTGAAGCGACCCAGGAAGAGGCTGAAACAGGTGTCTCGGCGTCTGTATGGATGTCTCCGCGTCGGGTCACGCAGCTGTTGGCCAAAAAGGTTGTTCAATCCACTGAGGCAGTACTTGGCTGGGCAAAGGTGGCGACTCAGACGCAGGTCAGCAACGGCGCCGACGACGCCACCATGGTGACGCCGAAAAAGCTCAGGAATGCCCAAGCCAGCCAGGTTGAGGCAGAGGCCGGGGAGGTCGACAACAAGATCATGACGCCGCTGAGAGTCTTTCAGGCGATGCGAAGCGCTGCGGCGCAGGCAACGGAAGTCTTCTACGGTGCGTTACGTCTTGCGACCCAGGCAGAGGCCGACTCCGGCACTCTGGATACGGTCGCGGTATCGCCCAAGAAAATGCGCTGGGGCTTTGCGTTCAGCTATACGTCCAACGGCTACTTTGTATTTCCCACCTGGCTAGGCGGGCTGATCATCCAGTGGGCGAACGGTCAAATCAATGCAGGTGCTGGTACGGTCAGAGTCAGGCTGCCACTTGAGTTCAATTCAAGTCTGGTGGTGTATTCCATCGGGACATCCGCGACTGGCGTGGTGGTGACTGGGCAGAACGCTTCGCCAACAGGCATCGACATCAATGCCCGATCTGCAACCAATGGCGCGGTGCCGCCTAGCATCGTCGGTTATACCTTCTTCTGCATGGGGAAATAAGAAATGCACTATTACAGTCCGACAACGGGTTGCTGCTATTTGGAGGCAATCCATTCAGTGATGCCTCCCGACGCGGTAGAGATCTCCGAGGATCGCTGGAATGCGGTCATTGGTAATCCCGAGCCGGGCAAAGTGCGTGCTCACGACGATAAGGGATTGCCCATTCTGATCGATCCACCGGCCATTGGCTCGGACGAGATTGCTGCGCGGGAGCGCGCATGGCGTGACGGCGAGCTGTTGGCACGGCAGTGGCTGCGTGACCGTCACCGCGACGAGCAGGACCTTGAGCGCGAAACCACCCTGTCAGCCGACCAGTTCGCCGAACTACTGGGCTACCTGCAGGATCTGCGCGACTGGCCCCAGTCAGATCAATTTCCCGTCGTCGAGCACAGGCCGGCCGCACCGTCTTGGATCGCCGACCAATCCCAATAACGCCCCGCACCGACGGGGCGTTTTCTTTTCTGCTGTACCCCTAATGGCCTCGCTGACGCGGGGCCTTTTCATATCTGGAGAGTCTATGTCTGGCTTCTTTCACGGCGTTACCGTAACAAACGTCGACACCGGTGCGCGCACCATCGCTCTGCCGTCGTCCTCGATCATTGGTTTGGTCGATACCTTCACCCCGGCGCCAGTGCTTACCGCGCAGCCCAATGACCTGATGCTGATCACCAGCGAGCGCGAGGCGATTGCCGCGTTCGGCCCTGACGCGGCAATCACCAAGGCTTGCCAAGCTGTCTTTACCCGCGCCAAGGCGGTCATTGTCGCCTGTGGTGTAGCCAAGCTCGAGGACGCTGCCGAGCAGACCTCGGCGATCATCGGCGGCACCTTGGCGGACGGCAAGCGGACCGGCCTGCAGGCGCTGCTCGATGGCAAAAGCCGCTTCAACGCCCAGCCGCGTCTGCTGGTTACTCCCAAGCACAGCGCGACCCAGGCGGTCGCTACTGCCCTGGTGGCGCTGGCTGACAAGCTGCGCGCACTTGCCATCATCGACGGCCCCAACACCACCGATGAAGCGGTCATCGCCTATGCCGGCGAGTTCGGCGCCAAGCGCGCCTATATGGTCGATCCGGGTGTGCAGTACTGGGACACCAGCAAAAACGCCACGGTCGATGCACCAGGCTCGGCGTATGTGGCCGGGCTGTTCGCCTGGACCGACGCGGAGTACGGCTTCTGGGCCTCGCCATCGAACAAGGAATTCGTCGGTATCACCGGCACCGGTCGCCCGATCGAATTCCTCGACGGTGACGAAACCTGCCGGGCCAACCTGCTCAACAACGCCAATATCGCCACCATCATTCGCGATGACGGCTTCCGTTTGTGGGGCAACCGCACCTTGTCGGCCGACGCGAAGTGGGCCTTCGTCACCCGTGTGCGGACCATGGATATCGTCATGGACGCGATCCTGTATGGCCACAAATGGGCGGTCGATCGCGCCATTACCGCGACCTACGTCAAGGACGTCACCGAGGGCCTGCAGGCCTTTATGCGCGACCTGAAGAACCAGGGCGCGATCATCAACTTCGAGGTGTTTGCCGACCCTGAGCTGAACACGGCCAGCCAGCTCGAGCAGGGCAAGGTGTACTGGAACATCCGCTTCACCGACGTCCCACCTGCTGAAAACCCCAACTTCCGCGTTGAAGTCACCAACCAGTGGCTGACCGAAGTCCTCGATTCCGTCGCTTAAGGAGCGCATCAACATGGCAATGATTCCCGAAACCCTGGCCAACCTGAACCTGTTCGTCGATGGCGTCAGCTTCCAGGGCGATGTACCCAGCCTGACCCTGCCCAAGCTCACCCTGAAAATGGAAGAGCACCGCCCAGGCGGCATGGACATGCCGGTCGAAATGGACCAAGGCATGGAGAAACAGGAGGCGGCGTTCACCACCACCGGCGTGCGCCGCGACGCCCTCAAGTTCTTCGGCCTGGCCGATGGCAGTGGCTTCAACGGCACCTTCCGCGGCGCCTTCAAAGGCCTCAAGGGCAAGATCAATCCGGTGGTGGTGACCCTGCGCGGCGCCCTCAAGGAAGTCGATATGGGCGACTGGAAGGCCGGTGACAAAGCTGAAATCAAGCACAGCGTGGCCGTGACCTACTACAAGCTCGAAGTCGATGGCCGACTGGTCTACGAGATCGATGCGCTGGGCATGAAGCGCGTGATCAATGGCGTCGATCAACTGACCGCGCAGCGCATTGCGCTCGGCCTTTAAGGAGAAGCCCATGGCTCAAGCAAAAAAACTGCCGCAATGGCTGACTCTGAGCGCTGAACGCGTCAGCGTGCAGCTGTCCCGGCCCAGCCAGGCCAATGGCGTCCAGGTCGATAGCCTGTCGTTGCGCGCACCCACCGTGCGCGATATCCGCAACGCCCATGCGGGCGGCGCCAATGATGACGAACAGCGTGAACTGAACCTGTTCGCCTCGCTGGCCGAGGTCGGTATCAAGGACCTCGAAGGTCTGGCCCTGAAGGACTACAGCCGTCTGCAGGCGGGCTATTTTCGCCTGGTGCAGGACGACGAACTTTGACCCGGCCCGGCACAAGGCCGCTGCCAAGCGGCTGGCCAAGGAGCTGAATTTTTCCGCGAGCGAAATCATGACCATGTCGTACAGCGACATGGTCTGGTGGCTTTCGGAATGAGCAGGAGTAAGCCATGGCAGAGACAATAGGGCCATTCAACCTGGGGCTCAGCGTCAACTTCAGCCCGCCGTTGGGGGCTGCGCTTGACGCGCTGCGCATCAGCATCGATCTGTTACGCAAGCAAATGAATACCACCCGGCTCGGTCTGATCATCAGCGCGTGGACCGGTGTCGGGCCTGTGCTTGAACCGGGGCGCCGAATCGGCAGCTCGACCGAGCCGGACCCTTCGCAGGGGCCAGAGGCACAGCGTCTGACGCTAATCCCTGTGAACGATCAGCTGGGTCGTCTGCATCAAAACTTGACCCGGCTGGACCAGGTGATATCCGGCCTGATCTGGGTCAAGCGGCAGGATCAGCCAGCGCTGTGGCGCTCGCCTTTGAAATATCCCCCTGGGACAAGTGCCTCACCCGTGCCAGAGCAGCGCTTCGCTGCGGGGACGGAGCATCTGGTGACGCTCAAGGGAGAGGATGCTGAAAAAGCCGGGAGCCAGGCGGCGCCTGCGGCAGGCGCAAATAACAAAGCTGGGATGCTCGCAACGCTTGCGGCAGCTGCCACCATTCTTGCCAGCGCAAGCTATAAAGTGAGCCAACAAGCTTCCGCATCTGGACGATTGCGGGCGTTCAAGGCTGTGAGTGACGTTTTCGGTGCAGGTGTGGTTGGCGCTACGCTCACTGGTGGCAAGGCATTGGTCACAGGTGAGGATGGCAAGGAGAAGGTCGAGGGGGTTGCTGCGGCAGTGGGGGGATTAGGCGGGATGCTAACCGCAACAGCACTCGCAAACGCCTTTTCCAGAAACAAGCGACTTCAACGGTATGCGCCGGTGATCGGCGGCTTCGTCGGCGACATCCTGGGTGGGCTGGCAGGCGGCAAGTTGCATGATTTTTTCCAGGACGAGCCAAAGCCGACCGCATCGAATGCGTCCTCAGTTGCGCAAGCAGGTGAAGCGGGATCCGCGCCAAGCTCTGCAGGTTCGGGGCAACCGGAGCAACAAGCACGCGATAAGAGAACTGAATCGGACGCGCCGTCATCGACAGTTGAATTTATCGGTATAGGTCGGTCATTCAATCCAGCGGCAGCGACAGTTTCCCCTCTGACGCCAGTCAATGGCTGGTCCGCCGCTTCATTGGCCCCTTCATACGTACAGGCTGGAGGGGCAAGCTTTTTCAGTGCTGCGCCAGGTCTTTTGCGGACTGGCTCTACCACGGTCGGCTCCAGCTCACCTCTCCTCCAGCCACGCAAAGCCTGGAAAGGAATTCCAGGCCTGACACTGCTGGACACCACCCTTCAACTCGCCGACACCTACAGCAGCGATGTCACGCCTGTGCAGAAGCTCGAAGGCTATGGCACCGCTCTGGGCGGCTTGGGCGGAGGCTTGGCCGGCGCTGCAGCGGGCGCTGCAATCGGCTCGGTGGTGCCAGTGATTGGTACCGCCATCGGCGGGCTGGTTGGCGGCGTGCTTGGGAGCATGGGTGGCGAGCAGGTTGGCGGCTGGTTGGCCAGGCTCGTGACCTCAGACACGCCCCCAGCAGAGCAGGCTGCGGCCCATCGCGAATCCGACCCGGCGACATCACCTGGAGACGCGTGCCAATCGTTGGCCGAGTGTACCAAGCAGCCAACGCTGTCGACCGATCCCGCACAGACCGCGCCAACAGCACCCACCCCCATGATCAATCAGCAATTCACCTTTACCGCCAACATGCCGGTCACCTTCAACAACAGCCTCAATGACCCCAGCACACTGCTCCAGCTGGAGGCGATAGCCCGTCGTCAGCTGGAAGAGCTGATGCGTCAGGCCCGCGCAGTGCAGATGTTTGAACTACCCCACGTTGGTTGAGGACCACTCATGAACTATCAGGAACAGCTGCAGGCTGGCCTCCACGCGCTGGTCAAGGCGGGGGAAGCGGGGCGTCGGCGGGCCGACGCGATGCTCGAGCCGATGGATCAGGCCATCGGCCATGTACAGGGCGCCGTCGCCACCCTGGAGGGTTTGCCGGTGGTTGGCCCGGCGATCGGTGCGCGCCTGCAACGCAGCATGCGGGCAATCACTTCGGCCCAGGCCAAGGTGGCCAAGGTCATCGATAAGTACGACCAGACCCTTGCCGTGGTGCGCCAGGTGCGTGCTCGCCTCGGCACCTTCGCCGAGCAAGTGGACAAAGCCGGGGCCGCGGTTCGTCGGGTGGTGGGGGGAGTGCGCGCGGCAGTTACCGGCGCCCTCTCGACCCTGGGCTTCGCCCCCGACAGCACCCCGGCAGCGGAGGCGGTCAAGCCGTTTGCGCACCTGCTGGTGCTGCAACCGCTCAAGCCCGGCGCCGCAGCGTACTACTTCAATCTGGATACTGCCGCCTTCGACCAACTGCGGCGTCAGACTCGCTTTCGCTGGGCAGGTCAGGAACGCCTCAGCCGCGCCAGCGCGCAACAGGCGGTGGGCCTCGGCGAAGAGACCATCAATATCCGTGGGGCGATCTTCCCAACTTTCAAAGGCGGGCTCGGCCAGTTGCAGGCACTGCGCAGCATTGGTCGGCAATTGCTGCCGCTGTCGTTGATCAGCGGGTACGGCGAGGTGCTTGGCAACTGGTGCCTGACCAGCGTTGAAGAAGAGCAGAGCAGCCTGCTGGCCGGCGGAATCCCGCGTAAACAAACCTTCTCACTGGAGTTCATCAGCTATGGGCAAGACCTGCATGACGTCTGAGGGGGACCTGCTCGACAGCCTCTGCCAGCACTATTACGGCCACCTCAACGGCAGCGTCGAGGCAGTCCTGGCGGCCAACTACGGCCTGGCAGATGAGACCCAGCCGTTTGCCGGCGGGGTGCTGATCAGTTTGCCCGACCTCCAGCACGCCGCTGCCGGCACAACGGTCCAGTTGTGGGACTGACCCTGCTTCGGAGCCACCCCATGCAACCACAGTTTCGTATCGTTGCCGACGGTAACGACATCACCACGCTGATCAACCAGCGCCTGCTACTGCTGCGCACCAGCGACAAGCCGGGCATGCAGTCAGATGATTTCGAACTGCGTATCGACGCCCGCGACGGCGCACTTGCATTACCTTCGCGAGGCGCCTCGATCGAGGTTCATCTCGGCTATGGCGGGCAACCGCTGACCCGGCTTGGGCGCTTTACGGTCGATGAAGTCGAGCTGTCCGGCCCGCCTGACACGCTCGTCATCCGCGGCAAGGCCAGCGACCTCTGCGGCAGCGGCAAGACCACCCGCAGCGGCAGTTGGGAAGCGCTGCCGCTGCAAAGGATCGTCAGTGAAATTGCTGCGCGTAACGGCTGGCAGGCGGTGTGCCCGCTGACCGTACTGGTCGCGCGGGTCGACCAGTACGCGGAGTCTGATCTGGCCTTCATCACGCGTCTGGCGCGGCTCTACGATTGCACCGCCAAACTTGCCAACGGCCAGTTGCTGGTGCTGCCTCGCCAGGCTGGCAAGAGCGCCAGCGGCAAGCCGCTTGGCGTGGTCACGCTTGACCGCAGCATGGTCAGCAAATGGCAGCTCCGCCTGGATGACCAGCAGACCCACAAGGCCGTGCGTACCCGTCACCAGGACCCTGCCAGCGGCGCGCTGCAGGTGGTCGAGCTGGCCAACAGCGCGGTGACGCCGGGCGACCAGCCGGTGCATACCGACCGCCACGTCTACCCCAATCGCGCCGCTGCCGAACAGGCCGCCAGGGCGCGGCTGGCCAGCTTCAACCGTGGCACCGCCAGCCTGCGCCTGGAGATGGCCGGACGAACCGATCTGTTTGCCGAGCGCAGCATCGAAACCAGCGGCTTCTGCGCCGGGCTGGACGGGCTGTACCTGATCGATTCGGTTGAACAGCTGTTCACCAACAGCGGTTGGCAGACCACGGTGCACTGCAATGGAGGCAGCCAGGGCAAATCCAACAATACGGGCGTCGCGCCGCGGCGAGGCACGGCTATCAAGGTCTGAGCAACGTGTGCGCGGCTCATCGTTGCGGCTCAAGCCCAAGACCTCGTCCTGGGCTTTTTTTGTTAAACAAGGAGGTGCAGCATGCTTACCGAAGGCCAACTCAGCCAGATATTTCCCCTCGCCGGCCAGCGGGTCGGCACCTTTCTCGCAGCGCTCAACGAAGCTTTGCCGCGTTGGCAAATCGATCACCCGAGGCGCATCGCGGCGTTTCTCGCACAGATCGGCCATGAATCCGGCCAACTGCGCTATGTGAAGGAGCTGGGCGGCGATCGCTACCTCTCCCGTTACGACACCGGCAGCCTTGCGCGGCGTCTGGGTAATACGCCGCAGGCCGACGGTGATGGCCAGCTGTACTGCGGTCGCGGCCTGATTCAGATAACCGGCCGCAACAGTTATCAGGCCTGTAGCCGGGCCCTGTTTGGCGATGAGCGCTTGCTGGCGCAGCCGCAGTTGCTCGAACAACCGCGCTGGGCCTGCGAGTCGGCGGCCTGGTTCTGGCATTCACGCGGGCTCAACGCGCTGGCGGATCGCGGCGAGTTCAACCGCATCACCCGTCTTATCAATGGCGGCCTGAACGGCCTGGACGATCGCCTGGCGCTGTGGGCGCGAGCACACGAGGTGCTCTGTTGAGCCGCAGCTGGCTGGGGCTCTGCCTGCTGCTCATGCTTGCATCCGCTTTGCTGGCCTGGCAGGTCCAGGGGTGGCGCTATGGCCGGCAATTGGCCGAGCAGGCGGGCAGCCATGCACAACAGATGCGTCAGCAAGCCGAGACGCTTGCCGGCCAACTGCTGGCCGAGCGGGCTTTACGGCGAGACCTGCAGCAGCGTCTACAGGCCAGCGAATCGCGATACTTTCAGGAGCTTTCCAATGCCCAACAAACTCAGGCTCGCCTGCGTGATCGGCTTGCCACTGCTGATCTGCGGTTGTCGGTCCTGGTCGAGCGCGACAGCGCTTGCGCCACTGTGCCCGCCGCCGGCGCCCCCGGCAGCGTGGATCATGGCGCCGTACGCGCCCGACTTGAGCCAGCGCATGCTCGACGAATTATCGCCATCACCGATTTCGGCGACCGCGGATTGATTACATTGCGTGCCTGCCAGGACTACGTCCGCGAACTCACACGCTGA